TGGTTACTGAATAACTACCGCCACTTGACCCCGCCTGTCCTACGTTTGCGGCTGTAGTTGCCGATAAATCTACGCCATCTGCTTTGACTGTCATTATAATTGTCCTATAAAAAATACTTTACCAGTGGAAATAGATGATGCTGTGGCAAAAGTTGGAGGCGCACCTGCACCAGCAGACGTTAATACTTGCCCTGCACTGCCTGTTGCCACCGCCACAGGATTACCTGAAGCATCGTAGCTGATTATATTGCCGTCTGTTCCACTTGCCATCTTAGCAAGAGTCACGGCATCATCAGCTATTTTACCTGTAGTGACATTTGCGTCTGTTATTTTTGCTGTGGTTACCGCATTATCAACCATAGATGCCGTCACCACCGCGCTCGATGCCAACTGATCTGCTCCCACCGCATCGTCTGCTATCTTCGCCTGAGTCACATTGTCATCAACGATGGATGCAGTGACCACGGCACTTGATGCCAACTGATCAGCACCCACGGCATCATCGCCAATCTTGGCTTGCGTCACAGCATCGTCTGCTAACTTCGCAGTTGATATACTGCCGTCTGCCACCACACCCACAGAACTAGCGGTGAACGCCATGACCTCGATACTTGTGCCATTGGGCGGTGCTGTGCTGAAGGTCAGCGTTGTACCCGACACAGCGTATGTGCCTTTCTCTTGGTAGACACCATCAATGTAAACCTGGGTATTGTTTTCTGTGGAGGGATCAGCAGATAAGGTAAAGGCTGTGGTACTGCCATTACCTGAAAATTCGTTTAGAGACACATTGGTTGCGCCAGAGCCGCCTATGTCTCCCCACTGGTCAGTGTAGCCTTCAAACGCACCTGTTGTCGTATTGTATCGGAAAGCTCCTGCGACACCTGTTGGTCTGTTTCCTGTAGTCCCAGATGGGACATAAAAAGCCTGTGCGCCAAAAGCCGCTGCCGTAATATCGACAACTGCCGCACCTGACCCTGCTCCGTCAAGATATACAATCCTTTTTGTTCCAGCAAGAATAGTAACCGTAGCACCAGAACCTTGTTTTATAATAATCGACTGACTTCCGCTAGTCGCATTCTCAATGATCTGTACTCGTTTGAGCGTGTTCGGAGCGATTGTGATAGTACAAGCAGAGTCTAATGTGCCTGTATACTGAAGATGTAAAGCTCTAGCAGGATCTGTAGCTCCATCTGCTACTGTGCTGGTGTGAGTATCTGCATTGGTGGTAATACCTTCTGTGCCTACACCTAACGCTTCACCAATAAGCTCAAGCGAGGTGTTAGTGCTAGTACCCCAATCAGCATCTCCATCTGCTGGTTCTGCTACTCTAAGATTATTTACAAAAGTTGATGCCATAATTTACGCCACTTCTGACCAATTTGGTGTTTGTGAATCTGTTACTAGAGTCCAGCTTGGTGTTTGACTTGTATCTACTGGACCCCATATGTTAATTGTTCCTGCGTTACCTGTCGCTGCTATACCAGCCGCCTCTATTGTAGCACCTGTTCCTGCGGTTACAGTAACACTTCCTACAGATGACGTAGCAGATATACCTGTAACTGAAACTATAGTCCCTGCAAGGGCAGATACACTTCCTGCGCTGGCAGTAAGACCAGTAAACGCAACGTCTTGATTATAACCACCTCTGTTATAACCTTGTGTTATTTGGTTATAACCAGTAAAAAATATGGTTACATCAGTCATTAGGCGATCCTAATTATCGCACTAGATGCATCCGCTGTTGGAAACTGTATCGTAAAGTCTCCTGTAGAAGATGACTTGTCTGAACCAAAATCAAGTATTAACACCGCTCGATTAGCAGACCCTGCAGTGGTTGATGAGTTGTATATCATCGCGCCTCTGGCAGTGATCGTAGAGCTAGAGAAAGTTAGATCTGCAAAGTCTGTCAAGGCAGTGGTACTTGATGTCGTAGGCGTTACGTTTGTTAACGCTGAACCTCCAGAACTATAACCAGTACCTGATGCTTCGTTGCTTGTTGTGAAAGCTGTCGTAGCGGCTCCCAAACTAGCACTGCTGGTATACAAAGCTAACTTAAATGCATTACCGGACCCGGTTGACGTTGTTGTTCCACCACCTGATCCACTCGTAAAATTATGTACACCTTGAAGCAATTCTTGCTTGAAAGACGTACACATTGCTTGACTGATAGCCATTACAGTTTCCTCAATATTTCAGCCATATCATCATGACCTTGTTTTTTAAATTCATTATAAAGAGTAGTTCTATCACTTTTAATACCTTGATTCAAAGCATGAACAATGACATGAAACATTCTTTCTCTAAACATTTCTGCTTGTTGTCTCAATACAGGATCAGCGCTGTCAGCAATGTTGATAATCTTAGCCACAGCGTTTGCTGCTAGTTCCTCTGACGTATGTCCTCTTTCAGAAGTAGTCTGAACATTAATACTACCGGGCTCCATTTTTACTTCTAAATCAAACATGCTTAATTCCTAGCAATATCAAATCTGTATTCATCCCTAGCTCCGTACCCTTCACCTAATCTCTTTAAGCTTTGAAGCGCCATATCAAACCTTTGCTGATACAAAGGTATTTCCTCTGGTGCTTTTAAGAAAGTAGCTGCTTCTACCAAAGTGCCATAAAGCAAGGCATCCGGTGCGTTGTCAGATATCCAGGTGGTTCCACTGTCAGCGCCTGCAGTCAATGACGCTGGCCTATATTTGTAGTGGAGTTCAACTGTGTAAGTCGAATCAGGCGTTGGTCCAAGAATAAATGTATTGTCATCAAACAAAGCATAGTATTTAGGCAATCCGGTTGTAGAAGCATTGGGTGTGTAATCTCTTATAAATGACACATGCTTGAACAATAGATAAGAATAAACACTGCTTGATATCACAGCCAAACTGTACGATGAGAGAAAGTCATCGGGCGTTGATAAATAAGTATTGCCTGAACCCAGAGTACCTGTCTGATTCTTTCTGAATACAGGCATCTCTACGTTCTTTAAAATTCTTTCTTCAGCTTCTTTGATAAAGGTCGGAAGCGTGGAAACAAAAGTTGTTTCTGATGTTTCGCAATAGTTCTGAACTGCTGTTTTTAAAGTTGCAAGTGTAAAACTCATACTGTCACCGTCACTGTTCCTACGCTTATTGTAACCTCTATTCCATCAAAAGCAGAACCTATTGAGTCTCCAGTAACTGTAATCATTCGATTAGGATCAATGGTTCTAACAACACCAGCCCCAGCCACTCGTGAAGCAGGCACAGAGGGTCTTGGGTTCTTTAATGCTTGAGGATCTACCAGATGTCTTGGGGGATCTAATTGAGGATGCTTGGGCTCGTAGCACTCAGAACAAACTCTGAACCCTGTCCATTCTTTTCTTAACTTGGTGTACTTGTATCTGAAACCACATCTATCACATATGGCAACTGAGTATCTACCAGATGCATAGGCCATCAGGCTCTCCTGGTAGTGGAGAGAGCAGGAGCGACTCTTAACGAAGCTCTACTGCTATCCTGATCTGCTGCCCTCTGAAATTCTTCTTCGTAAAAACCTTTTAACATTTGAACTCTATCAGGAGCTCGTTTAAGTGCAATGTAATAAGACAATCCAGCCGCTAAACAAGGATAGAATCTAAACGGCATATCGACTGTATTCACACTCGCATCTGCATCTTCAATTCTAACTAGTCTATTGATCAGAACTTGGTCAGTGCTGTTCTCAGCGGCAGGCCAGAAGTACAGTCTAGGCGTTATCTGCTTGTCTAAAAACCATTGAGTTGGTCTGGCTTTCGTAGATTTATTAGGAATGTTCCAGTATTCAGAACGACTGACTTGTTCCATTGAGATATCGGTAGTAGTGCTTCCCTCCGTTCTTCTCAACACAACATCGAGTACATCAATTGTGGTAGATGTTAAGTCAATAAATTCAGCAGCTTCAGTTAATGTAGTTGTTGTATTGGTGACTGTCCATTGGTTTAAACCACGGTTAGCCCAATCGGCAAATAGGAGATTGAGGGACCGCCTTGCGGTGACCCCATCATATCCTGTGCGAAACTCAAGACCGCATCGTTCAAATGCTTCTTCTATGTATTCCGCAACATCTGGTTCAAAGTCTCTAGATCCTGACGTAGCCATTTATCATTCCTTATGAGAAGAACGTAGTCATTGCTGTCAAATCAGTCACAGCCGTGAAAGTTACATATCCTCCGCCTTTAAACAAAAGACCGTCATCTGGAATATCAGGATAAGAGTTAGTGCTTGCTCCAGCAACCGTTGCAAATTGCATAACAATAGTCCCTGTAGCAGAACCCTCTCTAAACTTTAGCGTTGCCGCACCACTTCCGTTAACTACATAAATACCACGCAGACGGCATCGTGATGCTGATATAACACCAGCAATGCTTGTTCCAGAGCCTGCACTAACATTACCAGCAGGATCACCTACTGCAGTTATAGAGGTAATAGTGGCAAAAAACTTCGTGCCTGTGGCCGTGCCAGTATCAGCACCAGTTATAGACTCTGTGGCTGCAGTGCCTGATTCATCCGTACCAGCAACAGTAAAAGATATAGCACTGTCATCTCCACCACTAAGAATGGTGACGTTTCTTGGAGAGTCAAAAGTAACAGACCCTCCAGAAGCTAAAGCACCTCCTAACGTCAATGCAGCGTTATTACCTACTGCAGCAGCAGTCGAAACACCGTCTGGATCTGCGGCAGCAGCAGTTATAAAGCTGGATGTTACGTCACTACCTGTACTTTTAAAAGCCATAGTAGTTTACCTCTCTATCGTTCAACTGCCGCTAAAATGTAGTCAATTGTCATTGTCTTTGCTGCTGCTGCTCCATTCTGAATACCAAAGCTGACAGTAAGGTCTTCATCATCAGTGGCATTTGTTAGAGTGGTTTGAGTTGCAACTTGAACATCATTAATAAATATTTCAAACGCACCGCCACCGGAGGATGCAGATCCGCCAGTTGGGTTGTAATGAAATGATGCTGTGACAAACGTATCATCGGCTATAGTAGCAACGGAGCTATTAGTGGTTGCAGAGTTATCTTTCTCAATCAGAAAGTCCATGGTTGCAGCGCCATCAGCTTTTAAGAAAAAGAATCCATCTGTGGTATCAAGAGGTGTGGTATCAGTGATACCTAAACCCATGACAAAATCAGATTCAGTTGCATCGCTTACTTTAAAACGTGCTGTAAAGAACATGTTCTTAGTTGCAACGTACTTGAAAGCCTCTCCTTTTAGTTGAAGGAAGTCCAAATCGTTATCAGCGTCATCGTTAGTAATCAAAAGCAAACCGCCAGGACCGCTTGTAAGTGCTTCACTAGCGTTACCGCTTCCAGCTTCAGTGGTGGTAATCGTCCACTCATCAGCATGATAAGTAAGAAAATCATTAAAGTAAGTAACATACTTAGTAGGATCTAAGTATGGGAATTGAAATAAAGGGTTTCCGGGTACTTGGTTAGAAACACCAGTTCTAAAATGTGTAGGCATAACAGTTCCTCCTAGAACCAACGCAATGCGTCATTATACACGATCAACAAAAGGTGGCCTTTCAGCCACCTTCCATTGTTTCACATGAAACTTATTAAGCTCCTTGAGATCCAAACACACAACGAGGGTTGCTGAATCCGAATGAGTAACGCTCTCTAGCCTTGTAGCGAACATTACCAGTATCGAAGTCACCTTCCATCGAGGTGGTGATTGGGGTTCTTTCAAAGTGCTTAAACCCATCGGGGCAGTCAGTCAAGATAAAGAATGCATCGGTATCCGTCAGGAAGTGGTTGACTGCATAGCCTTCTGGCAAGAGTCCCATATTCCTGATTGCGTTGATGTCGTTATCTGCTGTTCCCACTCTTCCGGGAGTTTCAAGCAGTCTGTCAGCAACAAACTGAAGTTGTGGCGGAACAATTAACTTAGTTCCTTTCATAGCTAGAATCATGTTTCTATCGTCAACAAAAGTTGAGATATTGATTAAAGCGTTTTCCAATGACGTTTCGTTAAGATCCGCCATGGTGGTAGCTCTGTTAGCTAGGGTTCCACCGTGAGCAAGGGGGTGATCTGTGGCAATCAATGATTTGCCGTCACCGCCTGCAAAGCTTGAGCTAAACGCATTATTCAATACGTTAGCAGCTTTAACCTGCTTGGTGTGTGCCATGCTTCTTGCAAGAGCCTTTGTATAACGAGCGCCAAGCCTGTCATAAAGGTTGTCTTCTACCGCTTCCTCAGTCAAAGAAAACGCAAGAGCTACTGTTTCGTGAGTGTAACGAGCCGTGAAACCTTCACTAGCGCTGTCGAATTCAACGCCTTGGCCTTCTTCTTTAACAGAAGCATTGCCAAAGCCAACGATCAGCACTTCTTCTTCAAACGCTCTGTCTGAAGATTCGGTATCAAAGATCTCAGCATGTTCGTTTTCATAACGATCATACTCCATGCCAAATAAGGCATTAAGACCGGGCTCAAGTTCTTTCGCTAGTTGTGCGCGTGAAATTGCCATCTATTCAGCCTCCTATTACGCTAAACCAACTGCTTTAGCACCAAACAGATGATTCTGTATGGTAACAAGCACGTTGGTATTGGCTGTACTTACATCTGAATTTTCAGGATCTTGTGAAATATCCAGGGCTTTTACTGGCAATGTCGCTGTTGTAGCTCCGGTAGAAACATCAAGTTCTACATAAGAAATACCGCTTGCGGTGCTTCCTGTTCCAGTGTTGTCAACAATATCGAAATTACCAAACAAGTCAGCAACAGGGAAAGCCGCATCAGCTTGCATCTCGAACACATCCATAGGACTGTCGTAGATAAAAGCTACTGCATCAGTGGCCGCATTTCCGGGCCAGTAATTGCTCCATGTAGGCTTGCTTGTGGTTGGATCAGTATAAAAACATCCGTTAAATACGCCAACAATGAGAGCGCTGGTAGCACTACCACCGTCTGCTCTAGCGATCCTAGTAACAATACCGCCAGTATCTTGAGTGACAATGTCACCCTGATATATGTTGGTAGTGTTGGTCGCTGCAGCAGTCGTTAGTCTATAACGAGACTGTCCTGAAGAGTTATAATTACCCTGCAGGTTACGCACATAACGAAGTCCAAAAGGCGTGTCTTGATTTGCCATTCTTCATTCTCCTATAACACAATCAAAAATTAATCGTTTTTACCAGAAGCACCAAATGTAACTTTACTTTTACGGTCATTAGAAATCGGCATGCGAGGATCGTTTTCACGCATTAAATTATTATCGACAGCTTTCATCTGATTTTCAGTCTGCTGTTCGTAATAAGCGTTTCGTTCATCTACCGTTTCTTTCGGTATCTTGGCAAGAATCAGACCACCAACGCCCACAGTTCCAGCGTGTTTTCCTTCTTCAACTGTAGGCAAATCGTAGCCTTCAACTTCAGACGGATGCACAGGCTCATAACCTTCCTGAAACCTTTTGTGTACATTGGTCTTGTCATCCTCATTTCTAATATGAGTTCTTACCCACCGATAAACCATTCCAGGCGGTGGCTCTGGTGTTTCCAAGGCTTGAGGCGGCTTCCAAGGTTGCCGTGCCGCTTTCGTACTCCTAGAGCTTTGACTTCTAGGGGCTCTGTTCGATCCAGCTTTCTTTTCTGTCATGATGCCTCTAACCTCATTTTCTGTTTTGCGTATTCCTTGAACGGCACACCCAGCTTCTTGGCTAACGCCTGTTCACTAGGGGTCAGTTCAACCCTACGATCTTTTTGACTGCGTCCATTTCCTGTTGTGCGCGTACCGGAAACTACGGTTTGGACGGGTTTTCCGCTGTTTCCTGCGTTGCTTGACGCTTGGAACCTGTTTGGAAGTTCTTCGCGTAATTTATTGTCAAGTTGAGAATAGTATTCATCAGACTCTAAGTCAATGCCAGTTTGTGCTAAGTCTTGATGTATTGCCATCGCAACATTAGTCATTATCTTATCGACACCAAACCATTCATTCTTTTGCGCCCAGTTTTGTGCTTTCTTAGATGGTTCTGCGTACTGCGGTTGGGCTGGTGATTGAGAATATTTTGGTTCTTGATAATTTGGAAACTCTTCTCTTACTTTATTTTCTGCTTGATTATATGAATCAAGTTCTTGTTCGTACTTCTCAAGATCTCTTTTGTATTGATTTAGTGCGCCTCTATCAGACTCTGCTCTGGCTAACTGCTGTTGAGCTTCAACCATCAAGTCCTGATTGCCTGACTCATATGCAGTTTTAAGTGCTACCTTTGCAGCATCGACTTGCGCATCAACCCTGCCTTCAAACTCATTGCTGTAATTCTTTGATATAGCAAGATTTTCTTTAGCAGTAGTTTGATTGCTTAACTGTATTTGAGTAGAAAGTTTTTTGTTTTCTTCCTGCAATTGTTTAGCAAATTGAAGTGCTTGAAGTTCTTTGCGTTGAAATTCTTTAGCCTGTTTAACCGCTTGGTTTATTCGGCCTTGAGCTTTCTTAGCTT